TAAGATGATGTTGCAGATGATAATCCATCTACTTCGGTTTGTATTGAAGATGTAAATGTATTTAGTGAACTTATATCCCCACCTGAACCATATGAACCAGTATTTGATTCTATTTGGTCTAATCTTTGGTCTAAAGATGAAGTTGTAGATTCAATAATACCTAATCTTGTATCAGTCGATGATGTGTATTGATTTAGGTATGAAATATCGGTTGAACCACCTCCACCTCCTCCACCACCAGTGGAGTTAATTGTAATACCACCACTACCAGAGGTTACAGTTACGTTTGTACCTCCAATAAATGCCGGTTTATCAGCTATATCATCATAATCAATTTGTGATGAACCACTAACTACTCCTTCGGGTAAGGTTGATGAAGATACTGATGCAGCAATTGATGAACTAAAAGCAGTATATCCACCTGTTTGGGATATAGTAATTTGTGATGAACCACTAAGAATATTAGTTCCACCAAAAGAAAGGTTAGAACCATCGCCCGTAAATGAAGATGCCGAAATTTCTGATGCACTTATTGCACCAGTTACAAACATCGAACCAGTTAATATAGATGAACCACTTACTAAAAATTCACCATTTATTACCGAGGCGGTTACTACTCCAGATATCTGTTTACTTGCAATTAACGTCGCCATATTATCTACTCACTATTTTTCCTCTAACTATAAAATCTGATGCAGTTATTTCATCAGGTTCTAAGGTTATAGTTTGGTTAAATGTTATAACTATATTTGTACCATTATCTACAATCGAATAAGTTGATGATTCTACAAAAGTACCTTGTAAATAAATATCAACATACTCTTTGTCTTTGTCAACTTTAATTTCTTGATATACGAATTTTTTATTATTTAGTACTAATGTAAATATTCCATCAGTATTTGAAATAGAATCTGGTGTATGTTTATGTATAATAAAATCGTTAAAAACTTCATTAACTAATGATGCTGTTTTAGAGATACCTTTTGGTATAACGATAATATCTGGTTTTTTTCTTGTTTTACTTATTATCTTAGCCATCTATCTGAATATCTCCTTTTATAAAAATCGAATCATCAGAACTAAGTGTGTATGAGAAATTCGCCTTCTTAAATTTTACTAATATATCTTTATTATCAACGTCAAATACATAATCACTCTCTAAAATGTATTGACCATTTATAAATATATCAAATCTAGCGTGTTCTGGTCTAAATGGTCTTAATTTTAAATCTAAATCTTTAAACCTTGCATCAGCTAGTTTAAAAATATGATACGTTGGGTGAGCACCATCGTGTTCAGATAATAAAAACGAATCAGGTTCGTGAACTTGTTGTAATAAATTTCTTAAATCTTTAATCATAATTCAATAAACTTCCCGGTTATACCAAATTCATCACTACCAGTAATGTTATAACCTAATTCTGTTGTGGTTGTAACTAAATCAGTTGGATATACACCACCTTCTGATAAAGAACCTGTGTTAAAGTTAACTAATAAATTACTTCCACTTACTTCACTTGTCCATTTTGCAGATGGAATGTTAACACCATTGATATAAATGTTATATTTTCTATCTTCATCAAAAGAATCTACCAATGATGGTGGAACTTTTGGAATTTCTATATTTGAAACTACAAATGTATCATCATCTAAATATGAACCAGATGATGCACCTCTTAATGATAAATAATTTAGTATATCTGCATATTCATTAATAAGTTCTGGTTTAGCAGAAACAACACCATTACCTCCACCACCAGTTAAATCAGTTTCCATACCAATAATAATCTTTTTTGGTCCAAATGATAATTGATTCGTAGGTTTTTTGTTAAATTTCTCTGGTAATAGATAAGCATTTGCAACCATATTGAATGTAGTTCTAATAATACGTTCTGAACCTTGTCCTACTTCTTGTTGATTATCAAATGAATCGATTCTTACTCTAAATTTAAATTTATCTTTATTTCCCCAATAATCATCAGTTGCATATTGAAATTGTTCTACTACTTTATTCATATGTTCTGTAAATGATGTCCAAATCATTACTTCATATGTAATACTCACATAATCAGGTACTGTAATGTTGTAGTTTTGTGTATTTGGTTTTACACCATTCATTAAACTAAACTTATCGTATTTATTACCTTTATTATATTTTTGATATGTTGGATATGATAGATATCTGTTAATTGAATTAGATGCAGCATCTCTTTCTATCGAGTTTCTTTTATACATTACTAGTGGTAACTGTAATCTTCCTCGAACATCTCTTAAAACACCATCTTTTCTTGCAGATTTCCATCTTTCTGGATTACCATATAGAACTGGTACTTTAATTTTAGTTCCATTCTCATCAAGTTCGGGCAATACAACATCTCTCATGTATTCCATGATTGCTAAATCAACATCATATAAACTAACTGAAAATTTTTCACTTTCAGGAAGTGAAACATCATTAGCTCTGTTATTTTTTTCTGCTCCTTTAAATGGTTCTTTCATTATACTGCTCTTTCCTCTATATTAAGTTGAGAACGTCTCATCATAAATGTTGAACAAATAATTGAGAACTTTTGACCTGTTCTACCCGCCAACATAAAATCTTCTCTTACGTTATCTACTTCAAAATATCCATTGTTATGGAATATAACATCACCAATTTCAGGATATAATGATTTTTCTTCTAATGTATGTCTGTTAAATTTGTATTCAACGTTTTGACTTTTATCAAAACCAAATCCTTCATAGTTTACTTCAGATTCCTGTCTTTCAATTAACGCGTTTACCGATACTCCTGGAAGATATTGCTTACCTAGAGATTCACCATATAAATTAGTTTTACTTTCGTTTATTGAAAGTTTAAATAATTGTATAGTGGTAGTTACTATATCTTCTACTAACTCCTCTGAAAAGTGTTTGAAGAGGGTTATATCGTTTGGACCTGTAAACCTAGCCATAATTATCCTATATAAATGTTAATTGGTACTTTGTTCATCAACTTTTGTTGATTTTCAGCATTTTCAGCTTCAGTTTCATACCTAACCTTGTTAGAAACTTCTTGTAAGTTTTCTCTTAATTGTTCTACTAATTGGTCTTTTTCAGTTTGTGCCTCTGCTCTAAGTGCTGCTCCATCCAAACTTACTTCAGAACCTGGTATTGGAACAGTAGAATATTTTTCTCTAATTGCTCCCAATAGTTCTTTTGCCAAAGCTAATGAATATTTTCTAATCCATTGTTTACCCACATCATTTATTTGTGAATAAGTCATAAAATCATATCCAATATTTGAATAATCTGCAACTACACCTGGTGTGATAACAGTAGAGTTATTATCATACTCATCTTTTACAATATATTCAAACCAAAGTTTATAAGTTGAAGTTGGTCTTGGCCATATTTGTAATTTATTATTAACAATATTGAATGTAAATGCAGATTTTCTTATCTGGTCGTTAAATTCAATGTGTTGAAATCTTTGTAAATCTTCGAAAATTGGCATTAACATAAATTGTGCGGCTGGGGAGAATGAACCAAATCCGAATTCATCAACTAAGTTAAGAGTTCCTTGTCCACTTACTGAGTAAGGGTCAAAGAATCTGTTAATTGATGGTGTACCTTCATAAAATACCTTTGTTACATCTAATCTTTTGTTACTTTCACTAACATCTGCCCATAAGGTTTGTAAATCATACGATTGTGTGCCAGGATTTGTTTCTACATATCCTTTTTTAACATCAGTTCTACCACCTACGTTTGCATATGTACCATATGATTCAGATAATTTGATTGTATGGGGTAGTGGTGAACCTGCAACTTGTGAATGTGTTAAGTTCGAACCAGTTGGTTTACCTAATGTTGAACCTAAGTTGTTTCTAATATTAAATTGATTGATTTGGGCACCATATTCAGATACAGCCTCCTCAAAACAAGCGTAGAAGTTTAAATCTACTAATTCTACATCAATGATTGGATATCCTAACCTTCTTGCACACCAATTGGCCACCTTTGGACCATCTGATTGGAAGGTAGAATCACCATCATAAATACCGAAGGGTGTTGAACCAGATATATCGTTTTCAGCCGAACCAGTCCAATATGTTAGTGTACTCATATGTTATCTCCTTTATATACTTTACCAACTATAAATATAAGACAATAAAAAAGGGGATGAAAAATCACCCCCTTTAATAAAATAAGTATTATATTATCGATTATACGTTTTGTATATCTTTGATATAAACTTTACCATAGAACTCAGGTCTTACCATCTTCTTAGCATATCTTGTCATCACACCTCTTCTTGGAGTGAAGTTTTGTGGGTCATATACTAATGGAGTCATGATAAGTGGTACATATGGAGCATATACAGCACCAGTCTCTAAGAAGTTACTACCTTTGAAGCCCATAAGGATTTCGTTATTAGTTTGGTAAGGATTCTTATAAACTGTGTATCTGTTAGCCAAAGAACCAACAGTTGAAACACCAGCTGCAAACTGTCCAGCATCTTTATCAGCGTTCACAGAGAAAGCTGGAATAGATTCTAGGATAGTACATACATCAGGAGAAGCAACGATAAAGTTAGCTCCACCTCTTAGTGTTAATTGGTGAATCTTGTTAGAAACTTTGTTAAGTTTAGTACCAAGAGTCTGGAACCATGTGTTCTTTTGGTATGCAACACCTGTTGATACTGCACTCCAAGCTGAACCATTCCATTCTTCACCGATATTTACAGACCAGTACTCAGAAGTCAATGCGTTGCTTCTTAACAAGTCTAAGATTTCTAGGTCAATCTCTAGTGAGATGTACTCAGATAACATAGAAGTTAATTCAGCCTCAGCATCGATACTGTGGTAAGCATTAAGGTCTTGAGCTAACTCAGGAGTCCATACTGCTTTTAGTTTTCTAGTCTTAGCAACGATAGCCTCAGATTTCAACTCAAGGTCGATTTCTGGAATATCTAAAGCAGTTCCTGCAGAACCAGAAGTGTTTAAGATAGCATCTCTATCTTCAAAATCACCTCTATCACCAGCAGAGTTTACTTTACTAAAGTTTACTTCAACATCTTGTACTTTTTCAGAACCAGAGAAGAAGAAGTAATAGTTATCTCCACTCTTGTAGTTGAAAGCACCTAGGTTTTCATCGATAAATGAACCAGAGTTAGTTGTTAAAGTAAAACTTCTGATTGCGTCATCATCAGCTGATGAATCGATATCAGATTTTGCAATTTCTACTTTGAAGATATCTCCAGCTGCAACAGATGCAGTATATCTACCATCGTAGTTCAAATCATCATATACAGAAGCAGTCGATACAGTTACGTTTGCTTTTGCTACGAATTTATTGTCATCTGGTTGTGTGTAACCAAATCTACCGTCTCCATAAAGACCGTTTTTAGCTACATTAGTTGAACCTAAGTCCGAACCGTCACCACCAAAGATAGAAGAACCTGAATAGTTACTTCCACCGAATTGACCGTTGTTATATTTAAAGTCTAAATAAAAGATTAGACCTGAAGGTAAGTTCATCGGTTGTACAGAAACGAATTCCTTCGCACTGATTTCACCAAAGATACGTCTTACCAATGGTAAAGCTACACCACTCCACTCTTCGTTTCCTGTTCCAGCGGATGTAGAGTTAGCTTCATCAAGCAATTGTTTTGCTTGGTTTTCTAAAAGAACCGACATCTGATGTTGGTCTCTTTCTTTCAAACCTTCAAGAAGTCCAGTTTGTTCCCATTTACTCTTTAATCCTCTTGTTTCCTCGAGCATTACTGATTGTGGGTTCTTTCCTTCTGTCAGTTTGGATAAATCAAAATTTGCCATTTTTTTCTCTCCTTAAATGATTAATAATTAAATAATGTTTGCTAACTTTTTAAATCTGTTAGCCATTTCGTTTGTACTCTCTTCGATAATTTCTTTCTTTGGAGCAGTAGATGGTTGAGCCTTAGAAGCGATTCCTTCTGATAGCTTTTGTTTCTTACTGTTTCCATTGAATTTCAATGATTCTGCAAGTGTACTAAACACCAATTTCACCTCTCTTACAGAGTTTGTTCTGTCAAGAGTTTCTACAACTTTAACCTTTTGTTCGTTAGTCAAGTTATAAGAACGGAATAATTTGTTTGCGAATAATAGTTTAGCATTCAAAAGATTCACCTCGTTGATAGTTTTCTTCAAAGATTTGATAGTAGAAATAGCCTCTTTTAATTCAGATTTTGTTTCTTCTAACTCCTCACTTGCTTCAACTTCATCGTGGTCACCTTCTTCAACTTCTTCTTCTTCACCATATCCCATTTCTCTTAGAATTTCGTCTAAGTCGATATCTTCTTCAACTTCATCTTCTTCGTGAGAATCTTCTTCCATATCAGATGGAGCATCTTCTTCGTGCTCTTCACCTTCGTGGTGTTCTTCCTCATGTCCGTCAACTACGTCTGTTGCGATATCTTCAACTTCACCTTCTTCTTCATCATCGAGTTCTTCTTCCATATCAGATTCTAACTCTCTAATGATAGCTTCAAGGTCTAGTTCTTCGTCAACTTCTTCTTCCTCAGAATGTTCTTCTTCAGAAATTTCAGTTTCCTCAACTGTTTCATCAACTTCCTCTTCTTCAGATTCAGAGATAGATGCATCATCAGCATTAGTAACATCCGCAGGAACTCCGCCTTTATCAGCGTCAGGTTCTCCAGCTTCTTTTACTTCTTCTTTTGATTCTTCATCTTCTTCTTCACCTTCTTTAAGGTCATCGACTTTGTCAAGGTTGCTATCCTCTGCACCAACTTCGCTAGATTGTTTAGTTGTTTCTGGGTCTAACTCAGTATGAGCCTCATCGTACTCAGGTTCTTTGTTATCACCAGCTCCAATTTTACTTGAATCTACACTCTCATCTACATCATCTTCCTCTTCTTCTTCATTCATTTCTGCTTGAAGTTTCTTAGATAAGATTGATTGTAGTTTAGGAGCAAATGCTTCTTCCAATGCGATTTTTGCATTGGCGATTGCAGTTTCTCTAACGGCTTTAGCATCAGCAATAGCTTCTTTCAATAGTTTTGAATTTGCCATAATTAGCCTTTCGTTTTAGTCTGAAAATATTAGGGATTTCCAATGATATTAGGTCGGTTGTTTGGTCACTACATATAAGGATGAGTATTCATTAACCAACTAAAAAAACACACTACTAGATGGTGTGTTATGTATATAAGTATTATGATAGAGTAAAAAACGCTATCTTTTACCTTTTTTCCTTTTTTTAGTTTGTAATCTTAGGGTTGTGTTTCCATCTTCAATCTTATCCAATATTACTTGTCTTTGATTTTCTCTGATGGCTTGTTGTTTTTGTTTTCTACGAATTGTAGTTGGTTTCGTAAATTCTTGTCTTTTTCTTACTTCGAATAAATGTCCACTCTCACTTACTCTTCTTTTAAATATTTTTAGTGCCTTTTGAATATCTCCTTTTCTTACTTGAACAGAGACAATTGATTTCTTTTTAGTCATTCTCCTTTATTTGATGTAACTTATATAAATATATACTATGAACCTTTTCCGGTCCCACTTTTTCTTCCACCAGTATGGGTAGAAACATTTATAGGTTTTTTACCTTGTCCAGCTGATGATTTACCACCTCTATTGGATTTGTTTTGTGCTGCTCTTTTTCTACGAGTTGCAGATTCTTTTTCTTTTTTACTCATAGATGCTGCCTTTTTAGCAGGTACACATTTGGCATATCCTTTTTTGTTACCACTCGTACCACATGGTGGATGTTTTCCACTTTTATCTTTTTTACCAATGTTTACCCATTTAGATTTGAACCAATTTCTTAAATCTTCATTCGTGTTAACTTCAGATACTTGGAAAAGTTTTTCTTCTGCAGCTGCGTTACTTCTATAATCATAGTGATTTCCATTGATTTTAAAATCTTTTAAGGATTTAACTAGAAAGGCTCTATATTTGTTTTTACCTAACTTTTTTTCAATATTAGATAATATATCGTAGAACTTTATTTCTTTCTTACCAGCCTGTTTTTTAATTTTATTGATTTGTGCCTTAGTTTCATCAATATATCTAACTTTCTTTTTAACTATCATTGTGATACCACCCAAATCCTTTGCCCACTTTTCAGCATCTTTCTTATCTTTATAAGCTGCAGTTGTTACTGGTTTCACTCCTTTTTTTGGTGAGTACAATACAACATATGCTTCGTTTACTGATTCATCGATTGCTTTTGGGTATTTAGTTTTCTTTGCTAAATCTAAAAGTTTTTTGATATCTGATGGTTTGTTTCTATTGAACTTATCAGCGTTCTTTTTATCTTTGAAGATTGCAGATACTTTTTTACCATTATCATCAATCATAATGATTATACCCTTTTTACCAAAGTGTCTTTCATCAAATACAGAAATACCTTCGTTTACTGATTCGTATGTTCTTTTCTTGGATTTAGATACAATTTTCAAATCTTTTTCTTTTGCTAAGATGTATTTTTCAAATCTACCATCTTTACCTAAGTTAACTTTGTATTCACCATTATCATATCTAACTACATCACCAACAAACTTTTTCTTACTCTTAGGGTCTATATATTGAACTCTTGCATCGTAAAACTTTGGATTTATTCTTTCGTTTACTGAATCTGACATTCTAGGTTTCGCTACTTTATATGCTAGATTTACCATGTTAGGTAAAGAAAGTTTACCAAATTTATCTTTGTTAGATTTGTTAATTTTATCATAGACCTGAGTTACTACTGATGCTGACATCAAATCAACTCTCATCATTTTACCACTCTTTGGGTCTTTGATTTTTTTGTTTTGTTTTCTTTTTACGATATCTCTAAGTTGAGAAATCACTTCTGGTTCTTTACCTTCATTTACTGATTCGTTAAACATAGAACCAGTTCTCCAACTACCAGTATGTTTTTTCAATATAGCATAAATCTTATGTATTTCATCATCATTATCATGCCCATGTCCTAATTCTATATCTAATTGACCTTTAGTGACAGGATGTTTACTGATATAAACTTTTATCTTTCTGTTAACCTTTCTAACATCATTTTGTATTTTCAACAATTGTTTTGGAGTTACCTCAGGTTTCTTAGCGAATTTAGATTCAGTTACTTCTTCTTCATCATCTTTTGATACGACTGGATAGTGTGGGTCCATTTCATTTACACCTTCAGCAAATTTCATTAACCCTCTTACTCGTTTTACTAACGTACCTGCAGGAATACCATAGGTATCACTCATTACATCTTGAGTAAATTTGTTTGATAAAAAGTTAGATAATTCTTTTTTAGTTGCAATACCACTCTTAAAATCATCTCTGGCAATCTTATCCAATTCTTTTGCGGATAGTTTACCTTTGAAATAATCGGTAAGTGCATCTTTTTTGTAGTTGTACTTTGGCATGATTGGTTATCCTTTACATTTTCTCCAACCGCCACCTTTTCCTTTGTAGTTTTTTGCTGCCCATCCATTAGCATATGCAGAAGGGTAAACATCAAACTTCTTTTTAGCAGCAGCTTTTGATGCTGCCCATTTGCCAGGGTCAGTTGGACAATTTTTTTCGTTCATTAAAGCCTTTTCAACTTTTAATCCAAACTCATATAGTTTAGATTCTTCTTCGTTTAAATCGGCAACTTCTTTAATTGTAGTTGTAATAGAACCATCATCATTTCTCATTGATACTGCAACTGGTTCTTCGTTTAAAGATTCGTTACATCCACCTACTGTTGTTCCACCACATCCACATCCACAATCTGATTTAGATTCATTCATACCTAAACGTTGTTTCATTTCATCTTCGGTTATCTCACCGATTTTGTAGTATCTTGAAAGGATATTACCCATATCCTCATATAGACCATGCATTCTTTGGTCTAAGTTTCTAGCCTCTTTGGCAACTTTATCAAATTGAGAACCTAACTTAGTTAGTTCACTCATGTTTCTTTTTACTGTATGTTTATCAAACCAATCATCAGCTTCTCTTAGAGCAAGTTCTCTAGCAGCTTCTGTGATACCACCTAAAGTTTCAGCAACTTCAATGATATCAGATTTTCTATCCATTGATTCGTGATATTTGTTGTATGTAGAAACGATTTCTAGGAAATGTTTTTTAACTTCACTAGTTAATCCTCTATCTTCGGATTCTTTAAGTATATCTCTTAGTTTCATGTTCTCTCCTTATTTTATTTTACCTCTCTTTGCATCTCTTTTTAAATCTTCGAGAGCATTGATTTGGTCTTGTATTGCCTGTTCTAAACTTACACTTCTGTATTTAGCTTGTTTTCTAACAGCCAACATTGCAATTCTTTTTTCTTCAGTAGATGGTCCTTCATTGATTACATCTTCCATCATATCTCCTATTGAGATTCTTCCTTCTTGTTTTTGTTGTGCATCTTTGAAAGATTTTAATATTTTATTTGCCAATTTATGTGAACCACTCATTTTTAAATCAAATACTATGGACTCCATCGCAGTAGCACCACCCCATCCAGCAGCCTGTGATGCCTCGATACCTAAGTTTCTTGCGTCATCATCAACATCATCAGCGTATTGAGATGCATATTTTTCTCTAACTGCATCCATCTTCTTTTCATAATCAGGGTCATCAAACTTAGGATAGTTTGGTCTTTCTCTCAATTCTGGTTTACCTTCTAAATCGGCAACCAACCATCTAGCCTCAGTATGAAAGTTAGAATCAGTTAAGGCTTCAACCGCAGCTTGTGCCATTTTCTTTTCGTATTCTTCTTTACCTAATTTTTTTGATGAGATTCCCATTTTATCAGCTATCTTACGAACTTGTTTGTTAACCTTAGGGTCTGCTTGACCAGTTCCTTCTACTGAGTTAGGTTGTGAAATATCATTACTATCATCTTTTTTAGGTTCTTCTTTTGGAGAATCTAAAGTCATTTTCTTATCAAATAAATCTTTTAAATCTTTTCTTACATCCGCACTTCTAACAAAATCTGAGCCAGAATCTTCAATATCACCTACTAATGATTTTGCAATTTCCAAATCTTTTCCTTTAAGATATGGGAATATATCTGATTCTGCATAATCTCTTATTTCATCACCATCTAAATCACCAATATTATTTTGAACATCATCTATCTGTGCATCGGTGGCAGAATCTCTCTTAGGTTCTTCTTTATCTTTTTTAAATATGTTTACTTTAGGAGTATCTTTTTTACCAGGTTCTTGTACGGCACCATCTTTATCACCTTTTCTTTTTTCATGAGTTCCAGCCTTAATAGCTGCGTCTCTTGCTGCTTTTGATTTAAATACCGATGTTGTGCCAGTTTCTTTACTTGTTGCAGTAAATACTTCTGCTTCGTTAATTGGTTTTAATCCTATTATTTGTCCTAGTTGTATCATTAATTTAACTCCGTAATTATTTCTCTCATTAAATCTTGAGCTTTACAATATTCATTACAAACCTCAGATATAACTTGTTTAGATTCGTTAACAGGTGTCATAAATGCACCATGTGTAGATGGATTGGATACAAAATCCCACCCAAGTAATTCAAAATCTTCTCCTACTTGTACTCTTCCTTTACCGATAGGTTCTACTGAACCCATACCTCTTGAAGATATTCCTAGAAGAATATTTGCTTTTAATAATTCTTTTAATATATTACCAGAAGGAGTTGGTAGGATTTCTACTGTACCTACTAAATCGTTTCCTTCCCAATGAATTTCTCTAACGTTGTGAGATACATTCTTCAAGTTTATTACAGAAGAATCTGGATGGTCTAATTCACCCAACGCTCTTCTTTCTTTAATAAGAGTTTCATATTTTTTTGCTTCTCTCATTAGAATTGACTTTGGATATACTCTTTCGTTTTGATTTGGAGCCTCTGCACGTTGTAGAACACCCTTAACGATAGTTCTTCCTTCGGAATCTTCGTTAACTCTTCCCTCAAATAATCTAGTTTCTATTAGTAATTGTCCCATTATGCTCCCCAAGTTTTTCTTTTCTTAAACAAATCAAAAAATATTGCAGATACTTCTTGTCTAATCAATTCACGAATCTGTTTTTCATCTTCGTTAGTGATTTCCTCTTTAATAAGAAAATGGTTGATACCAAATTTTACGTTATCAACCTCCTCATTAATAATATCTAACAATCTCTCCTTTGTCATATTATTTTACTTTATCTTAGATGAATCAGATGCATCTTTAGATGGTTTGGCGTTATCACCTTTACCAATTTGAGATGAAGCTAATTCTTCATTCTTTTTTCCTTTACCTTTCCATGCTTTCTGAATCTTGTTGAAGAACGCTTTCTTTTCTTCATCAGACATGGATGGAATTGATTTACCGCTTTTTTCTAGTGCCTTCTTAAAGAAAGTCTGATATTCAGATTCTTCTCTAAGTACATCTGCGATAATTTCTTTTAATCTACTTTTTGTTATTTTCATTGGTCTAACTCCTTTATACTATTGGCTATATTAATTAATCTTTCCTTCACATTATAAATATGACGATGAGTCCTCTTCCAATAATTATTTTTATCAAGTTCATTCATCGTTTTAATCTTATTATACCAGTTGAAGAACTTTTCAACTTCAGCCAATTGGTATTTAAGTTCTTTTAAACCCACAGCTAATTTTTGATTTGGAGAACGAGTTTCATCATTCTTCAATGCCAACCAACGATTAACTGGTGTTTTAATTTTTGCTTCACCTACAATCTTATATCCCATTTGTTGGGCAATCTTTTTTCTCCTATCTTTCTTTCCCTTACCAGAAAAAGCATAAGGAGTTTGATACCCATCAACATTAGCAGTAGTAGTTTGTTCTTCTAACTCTTCTTCTACTTCTTTTATAAGTTCAGCAATAAAATCTTTATACTTACTTTCTAACATTCTTCATTTCCTTTACTAATTCATATCCAATCATAATTGCTGAAACTTGTGAATCGGATACTTTCTTTCTAACTTTTTGTCTTTTTAGAAGGTTTAAAGTTTCTTTTAACTTAATTTTAGTAACTTTATCAGAAGTTTTGGTATATTCTTCGTGTAATGAAGTAACTAATTCTTTTAGTCTTAAGTTGAAATATTCTTTAAACTTACTAGTATTGTTAATATTGTTAATATATTCTTTTAACAATGATTTCTGTGAAGAATCTAGTTTTGTGTATTTTTTATTGAAAGATTCGATTAGTATTCTATAAGAAAGCATTCTCATATCTTTCTCTTGTTTTTTGTACATTTCAATTGTTCTATCTTCAACTAGTTTTTGTTTGTTTTTGATAGAATCATTTATAATATGTTCTACTAAAGTGAATCTTGCGTTCAAATTATCTTTAATATCAAATTGCTCTACTTGTTTAGCTTCAAAAATTTTGTATATTGATGCATAAGTTTTGTAGTTTGTAAGAGGTGAGTTTAAGAATTCATCTATATTAAATGATTCTTGTATCTTTTTAATAAGATTATATTTTTCTTTTAGAATTTTTTGAGTATCTATTTTAGAGTGTGCTTCTAGTACTACATCAATGAACTTTTCTGCTCTTGATTCTGAATTGTACTTTTCTTTTAGTAGTAAATCGTACAACTTTTTCTCTTTAGAAATTTCTGTACCTTGCTTAAAGAACTCTTTAATTATGTTTTTAGCTTTCTCATCACCTCCGTTTAGAATCTCTAATGTGATTTGTCTAACTAGTAGTTCAAACAAAATACCAGTGTTCTTAAATTTTGAATGTTTTATTTTTTTCATTTTTTGTCCTACAATTTGATATACATACTAAAACTCTTATATAAATATAAAAATATTAATTTAACCTTAAATTTCTCTATCAGCCAATAGATTTTCTTCATTTAACATATCATTTTCAGTTAAATACTTTCTTTTTGAAGAAACTCCATTTACAATTTCCTTTGCTTTCTGATTAGAAACTCTTACCTTACTCTCTCTGGTTTGTCTTTTGTTGGTTTTAGTACGGTCGTCATCACCTAATGGGTCTCTTCCATATGGATGTTTATCCTTTTTGTAAGTTCCCCCTTCTCTAGGTCTACCACCTTTATCTTTAATTTCTTGTTTTATTTTTTCTAATGATTCTTCTACATCTTCTGGTTCATCCTCCATAGCAGGGTCATTACCCTCATCTTCAATAGAACGATGTCTAAATCTATCTTTTAAATCATTTATAATTTTAGTTTTTTGTGTAGCAAACTCTTGGTCAGACATTTTGAATATATTTTCATATACCCAATCCTTAGATAACATATTTAAATCTTTGATATCTGTTGCCAATCTAATTTTCTCACTCCACAAATTTACTTTTTCTTGTTCGTAAATTGTAGATGGGTTTACTAACGCCAACTCGAAGTTAGTCATCTCTGAATCTTCGATACCTTGTGAATATAAATGAACAATAGCAATCTTACTTAATTCAGATACAACAATTCTTTGTATTCTTTCAATTGTTCTTGCAAATCTTACATCTTCAGCAGCAAGTGTTGCTTTACCATTAACATTTTCATCATATCCCAAATATGCTTTTGGAATCTTAAGAGCTGCAAACAATTTATTTTTAAGATAATCGATATCATCAATAGATGAATACTCTAAACCACTTAAGTTATCAATAGCAGTTCCACTATCTCCACCCCTTACTGGTAGATAGAAATCTTCTGTAAGGTTTTGCATGTTGTACTTTAAGTTGTACTCACCTGTGTTTCTATCTAAGAAAGGAACTTTCTTCATCTTGTTGATAATTCTTTGCATATAGTTATCAACTTCGTTTGGTGGAATGTTACCAATATCAATTTTGAAAACTCTCTTCTCAGGTGCTCTCATGATTCTGTGAATCAACATTGCATCTTCCATAAGAGATAATTGTTTCCATAATCTTCTAGCATTTTCAACCATTGATTTACCATATGGTAACCAATTGGTATCTGCTAATAATCTAAAGTGTGCAATTTCCCAATTCTCATAATCAACTTTTCCATTGATATCATCTTCTATATGGAATTTAACGTAATTAGGATTCTCAGGGTCGGTTCTTTCTAATCTTTCGGTGTTATATACTGAGTAAGGTGTTACGTTAACGATACCTTTACCCTCAGCCATTTCTAAACCTAAGAAAAAATCTCCATACTTACACATATTTCTTACCCATGGCCATAAATTGAACTCTACGTTCATTATATCATAGAATAAGTTGTTAAGTATTTCTTGTACGTTCTCATTTGAGGAACGAATAGTTAATATATTTCCAAATTCATTCTTTAATGTTGATTCATCTGCAAATATATCAAGAGCTGATGCCATTATTGGGTCGTTATCCATTGCATCATAATCTCTGAATATTTCTCTACGAACTTGTTGGTAGGCCATTGATTGAGCCCCGCCAGCCATTTCGTATTGTGTCTTTTGTAGTTTGGTATATCTGTCTCTTAGTGAAGAAAGGTTTGTTCGTTGTCTATCATCAGTATCAACTACCTTTCTTTTACCATCTTTATCGACACGAACAATCGCCTGTGTTGAAAACAGTCGAGTTAACCTACCAAAAAATGAAGTATCTGCCATTTTATTCCTATTTTAAATTATAACCTTTATTTTATTTTTACCACTTTCTACAAGACCAGTATCTAGCTTTGTGTCTTGGTCCTGGATTATCACAATTGTGTCTTGCTCTAAAGTTTTTTCTTGCATTAGGATTAGATTTTCTAATTTTCATAGTTTTTCCTTTTGCAGAACTACCTCCATGACCGAAGTTTACTTTTACTACGTTACCTTGTGGGTTTTTAACGTAAACTTTAAACTTCTTAACATCACCTTGCATTGGTTTACCCAATTTTACTTTTCTACCTTGATATTCAGCCTCGTTGACCTCTGGTTTGTATGCTTTTAAGAACTCAACAATCTCTTTTACATCTTGTTCATTCTCACAATCATACTCTTCGATTTCATCAGCGGTTTCTCTGATTGTATTTACGAAATTTGAATAAAGTGCTTTTGTTATATCTTCCATAATATTATACTCCTTACTTTATAAATATAATCTTTTTATATATTAACCAATTAACCATGTCAAATCTTCTTCTGAATCACCAATTTTCTGTTTCCACGGGTTTGATTCCATACCATCTGGTAAAGAACTACCCCCATAAACAGCACCATGAGTTGCTGTTCCAATTCCACCCAAGGCCTTTTTTGTTAAATCAATACCTTCTTGTCTTAATCTCAAAGCGGTATCTCTAACCCATAATCCGATTGAAAAGCTCATAACCAAATCATCATTATATCCTCTCATTGCTTCTGCTCTATTCCCATTCCATATGAAAGTGAATAATTCATCAACTAATCTACTAGAACGAACTGTTACAGATTTATCTCTGAAATAATCGTCTAACTTTGATATAATAAGTGGTCTTGTTTTAGATGTAGTACTAAATCCTGCAACCATACCTCTTTCCTCGGCACGATATCTATTTGTCATTTGATTTTCTACATCTACATATTTTAAATCCTTACTCATGTAGAATAAGTTTTGATATCCTCTATCAATTACTTGTTGTATAACTGCCCATCCAATATTTGCATTCTCAATCACTAGTAATGCATTATTATAATCGGTAGCAAGTCCAACTAAGAAATTTCCAAAATCTTTTGTATCTAATTTACCTTTATATTCTGCTACTTGAGATGCCTCTTCAATATCAATAACATGACATGCAGAATAATCGGATGAATCACCACGAGCAACATCGGCAACTACCATATAACCTTTATTGTAGTTTGGATATTCCCATTTCCATAAGTTTCCGTCAAATCCACCCTTTTCAACTGGTTCTTGACAAAACGATTCTTTGTAGAACATTAAAAGTTGAGGGTCAATCACAGTATCACCAGAAGAAACGAAATCACAATCACATTCTTGTGCTGCTCCTTTTGGTCCTAGTAATATTTCTTGTTTATCCCTCCACTCTTGGTTTCTTTCTGGATGTACACTCCAATGTAATCTGATTGGGTTAAATCCATTAACTTCTTCTTCTGCCTCTACCCATGTTTTGTGAAAAAAGTTTCCAACACCATTTGGAGTAGAAAGAATAATCGCGTTACCACCAGTCGATAGTGTTGATTGTGCAGATATCCAAATATCTTCAATGTTATCAATAAACGCTGCCTCATCAAACACCAAAAGTGATAATGCTTCAGAACGACCGGCATCTCCACTTGATGAAGTTGCCTTTATCTGAGAACCATTTGAATATCTCAGAGATAATTTGTTATCTTCTACTGTTGTTTGTTTCAACCAGTTAGGTAAGAAATCATTCATTACACGAACCTTCGTTACAAGGTTCTTAGCAACTTCTTGTTTGGTTGCAATTACTAATACATTGAAATCTTGATTAAATAACATCTTCCATAATGCAAATCCTGCAGTTAAAGTTGATATACCAGTCTGTCTTGATTTCAGAATAATATTATATCTGTTTTCTGCAAACCCATCAAGTGTTTTTTCTTGAAATGGAAATAAATGAAAAGGAATTTTACCGCGGACAGGATGTTGTATCATACAATACTTCTTCATGAAGTGTATGGGGTCTTGAGCACATTTCTGATACTCAAGTTTTATAATATCCTTTAGCGATTTTTTTTGACTCATTTATTTTTTTCCTAGTTTCCAATATATAGAACCACCGATGAATGGTTTATATTCACCAAGTTGATTTGATAACCCAAGATTTAAACCATAGATGTTTTGTTTCTTGTTTTTCAATAAAATATTACCACTAAGATTATTTAAACCATTGGTTTGGTCTATACCTGTACCTAATCCAATATAAAATTCATTTTTTGGTAACTCTTTTACAATTGTTGTGTTATATACTGTTGGAATCTTGAAGAACCAATCAATCTCTCTTGATTCTATTGCGTTTTGTGAAATCACATCAGTTAAAATACCAAATCCTAAATCTCCACTTGGTTTATTACCTAATGAATCGGTAACTACCTCTGGAAAGTCATATGTAAGATTTAATGTATCTTTAACCACATACTTTGCATAATAATCTTTGATAACAGCAAGTGAATCAATATCAACTGGTATTTCCACTTCTTTGATTACTTCTTTTGTGATGTACTTTGGAACGTACTTCGTTACTTTGACTTCTTTTTCAACAAATACAGTATCAGTTTTTTGTTCTAACAACTCAAACTTCTCTCCATCTATTTCTACAATTTCTTTATCACCGTAATCCGAACCACACCCTCGCAAAAATAGTATAATACCAACTAAAAGAAGGATTAATATCTCTCTCCATCTTTTAATTAATAAACTAAATATAATGCTCATAGTTTTTCTCCTTTAATTTTGTAAAATGCTCTTCCCTGGCCTCTACAATTTCTTCAATTTCTTTTTTACTTTTTGCAACAAAATCTCTCATCTCTTGTTTCATCTCTTCAACGGGTCTAGGTAACACATATGAGTTAACTACTTTCCCTTTATCATCGATTTCATCATATTGTTGTTTTAATTCAGAGATATCGGCCTCAATTTTATCGATAACCATCCTTCCCTCTTTAATTCTGTTTGTATAAATATGATATGCAGCAAATGATTCAAGTAATCCATGTTCTTTTAAATCCAATTCTAGTTTTGACATACAATCTATACAGTAACCAAACTGTTTTATAGATTTTAGATGATTAGAAGTGTAGTTTCCAACATTTGGACACTCTTTATTGTTACAAGTATTAAGTTTTGATAAATATTTTCTTATTGCTTGGAAGGTTTCACTATTCTTACCAGTTTTTATGGTATATCCTTCCTTTTTTTCGTATTTGTGAGTTTCATCTTCCCACTTATCCCCTACATTGTGGGTTTCTTTTGCTTTTGTATATCCAACAGTAGTTTTTTTATCATACTTACCTGTCTGAACCATATCCACCAACTTTCTACGAGTTGGGTGCATAAACTTTTTCTTAAATTCTTTACCCATTATTATACATTAGGTTATGTTATTGTATATAAATATATAAAAATAGAGAAACCGAAAATTTAGAAGAAAATACCAAGTATTTGGTTTACTGATGCAAATGTGCCTGTAAGTTTGAATGTTTTACCATTATATAGAAATACTATACCTTCATTTGGAACTATTTTTTTAGTCCCACCAATAGAATTCAATCTACCTAACTCTAATTTTAGTTTTTCTATCTTTTTAGGGTCAGCTGATTTCTTAACATCTTTGATTGTTTTATCAATTCGTTTTTTCATATCACGAACTGCCTTATCAGGATTAACAGTAAGGGCAGATGAAGTAAATTCTAATACTTCAGCACCTAAACCTAAGAATATCTGTTCGAACTTCATTAAGTTCTTCTTACCAATCTTCTTTTGGTCATCTTTATCTATCTTTTTAGCCCATTCTAATGTTTTTTCATCAGTAATGTTCTTTTTATCTAATCTAAACTTCTTATCAAAGAACGCCCATCTCTTAACTAACCCCATTTTGGTTTTGTTATCGAGTGTTGATGGAGAATTCTTATCAACCCATTGTTCCCACCACGCTTGATGGTAGTTTGCAACACCATCTGTATCCTTTAATCCAAACTCTTTTTGTAATTTAGATATCTGTGATGAGTATTTACTACGTTTTTTTGATAAATCTTGTGATTTTGGTAATTTTACGATAGGTGGTCCTTGAATTGTGTAATTATCTTGTACATCTTTGTTGACTTGTTTAATCATACCAGCTAATATTCTTGCTGCTTCACCATTCTCTCCAATCGCAACACCTTCTTCATTGAATTCCATAGTGCCATGGAACACAAGTAACGCTTGTCCATAAGGAATTACGTTAACTGATGTTGGATATATTACTTCAAGGTTCATAAAACATGCACCTTGTTTAAAAATCTTATCTCTTTGTTTATCTGAAAGAGATTTGATTGCAGTTGAAAGGTCTTTCATCGCATAATTGTATGCATCACTCAATCCACCCCTACCTTGAAACTTATCTGATACACCTTTGATATCTAAAGCGTTCTCACCTTTGTTTTTTAGGTGTCCTTTGTTTCTTGCTGCAACTAATCTTCCATCTCTCCATGAAATTGCCAATGCTTGACCATCAGTTTTCTCTCTAGTGAATTCAAGTGAACCTTCGAGTGCACGATTTACGATATCTTTAAGTTGTCCAAAGGTTAAATTGATATCAGTATCAAATGGGTGAGACATGTGTCCATACGCACCACCTTCTGATATCATCTTTTTATTCTCAGTTACAAATTTATGTTTTTTTGCAATCTTAATTACTTTTTTCTTTTGAGAAACTGATAGTTTTTCAAAATCAGGTCCAAATTCTTTATGAGAAATTACATCCAACATATCCATTACAGTTGTACGACCTGATATTTTCTTACTACCTTGTGGATGTGCCTTTGGATTTGAATCTTCCTTTTGTCCAAACTTTTCGGCTTCTTTGGCCCTTAATGCAGGTAAGAATTTGAATTTTGCACGTTTCATTACTCTACCTTTTTTTCTTACTACATTTTTATGAATTACTTTCGATTGTTTGATAGATAAATCTGATTTCTTGATACCTGGAAATAAATCTTGATGGAATTCATCATAAACTTGTCTATATGCTTGTTTGTATGCAATCTTTTTTAGTTTATCAAATGATTTTCTTCTCATCATTGTTCTTTTTCTTTTTCTTGCAATCTGTCTGGCCTTTCCAGCCATTGCTCTTTTTCTAGCAAGTTTTTGAGATGGTCTTAGTTTACCTCTCTCATCCAACATTCCATTTTTTTCTTGCCACGAATCAAATGCATCAAAATCGTATTCTTGTTGTTGTGAATCATATCCACAATTATGACAAAGGTATTTTTCATCATCATCCGATTCTAACTCCCATGAATGATTACACTTAGGGCAATCTATTTCTGTTCCTGCGATTTCTGCAATAAATCCTTCTTTCATCAGTCGAAAAGTTACTACTTTTCTACCATTGATAGTTGGCATTCCATGTTCATCCTTACCAATAGTTTTTACAACTGTCTTTTTGTTCTTAAATCTACCAGTCATAATGGTATCACCAACTTTAACAGGTAGTACTATGTTTTCTTGTAGGTTTTGTTCGAATTCTTTCTCTAACTCCTTAGCCCCTTTTGCATCATCACCAGATTTTTGAGCATCATCTTTATTTATACCCAATCCTCTAACTAATTCATATCCTACAAGTGATGCTGCTCTTGTTGCATGTTTAAACCATTGTGAATATGCACCTCTTGAGTAGATATCTACTTGGTTGTTTGGGGTCATAGTACCAATGATACCAGCTGGAAAGAATGATACTGCTCCTACTGGTCCATCTCCATATACTCTGTAATCTGTTTTATCAATTGATTCCTCTCCACCAAGAATATCACCTACAACATCAAATCCGATTTGTGCAGCTCTTTCGATTGACATCTTTTTGAATAAATCTGCAGATGGATAAACGATATTTGGTCCATCATCCACATCACCTCCACCAATAGTTGTTGATGATATTTCAGTTAATGAATCATATATCCATTCCTTCTTAACTTCTAAATCTTCGTTAAGTTTATCGGTAATCATTTTGAATATTGTGGCGTTGAACTTACCATATGCTCTTTTCTTAAAGAAATTTTGTTTTTGTTCGTCCGAACCAACTGATAACCCATTACGAGTTTCAGTTCCACTTATACCACCACCACTTTGGGGTGCAGCATAAACGTACCCACCATCTCGATATCCCACAGATGGTTCTCCTTTGTATGATTGAAAGTATTTACCACTATCTGGTTTTAATCTATCCTTATCCTTCATTCCAACTACTGTTATGAATGCAGTTGTTTTTTCATCAAACTTTTTAAGGATTTCTGTTGGTTTGTATGGATTTTTAACTTTGAATATTTTGGATTTGGGGATTCCAAACATTGAAGTTGCAATTTTCACCTTCTCTTTGAAGTTAAAAGGTGATTTAGGTAATTGTACTTTATCAGATGTACCTATGTACACATTATTCTTACCGAACTTTTTGACAAGATGTTGATAAGTACCATAATGTCCTTTATGCATAGGTTGAAACCTACCCACAAATACTACTACTGTTTTTTTAATAGGATTCTCATCCTCTAACAGTACTTGTTCTACTAAATATTGCGAAAGTTCGTTCATACTGGATATACCTTGTCAGTATATAAATATAAAGTTTTATAATAAGGTACTAAAATCTATTTGTTTTTATAAATGAACGGGTCTCGTTTTCTAAGTTCCGCTAATTTCTTTTTATACAATTCTTTTCGTTCCTTCTCTTCTTTTCTTTTTTTAAAGTAAAGAATAATTTTCTTGATAATCCCCATGTACTAGTTTTTTAAGTTTTGTTAAATAATTTTTTGCTAACCCATCTGTATTGTTTCCAAACTCAAGTAACTTCTCTCTGTTATATAATAATACAGGTTTCATTTTTTTATATAACTCCAACCATTCTTCATCGGTTTTTTCTGCTAACTCTTTAACTAATTTAGCAATTTTTTTCATTCTGATTTCATTATCTTCTTCATCATCATAACTTTCATCCCAAAAATCACCAAATGTTTTAAATCCTATTTCTTTTAAGTATTTTAAAGTACCTTGTTTCGATACCATAACAAATGGATGACAATGTGCAAATGGTTTAAATGTTTTTTCACTAATATATGTTGCAAACTCGTAAAATAGTGTTTCACTTACAATACTAAAATAAGTGTTCTGATAATCACTTGCATTTTCATAACCAAACCCCCATACAGAATGTATATCATCATTATCAACTACTTGTTTCTTTCTTTTCCTTAAAGTATGATATCCTTTCAATATATCTTTAATCTGTTCTTTATCTGAAGTGTATTGTTGTTGTTGTAAATCTACTTGAAATGGTATTTGTGCATCATTACAATATAACATATTGATATCATAGGATACTAAGTTATCTTTTACCAATCCATGATTTTCAAGTAATGCCAGTAATATAATTCTATGAGGTTTTAATCTTCTATTCAAACATAAAAACTTATGAGTTCGCTTAGAATCAAAATCTATACTATCAGTACTTGCATATGTTGAAGTTCCACCTTTAAATTCAAAATTACCAGATTCAAGGATTTGTTTTAGTTCCCTAGATTTTGCATATACAGCCCATGGATAAACCGCAGTTTTAATTTTTACTTCTTGTGGATTTTCTTGTAACCAATTAGAATAAATATCGTGTGTGTTTACAGCAGAACAAACAAATACTAATCTATCTGCTGGAATATCGTGTTTTTTTAATCCCTCATGAATTCTTTCAAATACCACTTCTCTAATATCACCCTCACTACTATAATCAAATAAGATGTGTAGGTTTTTATCTATAATTTGTTGTTTTGCTGTTTTAGATATGAAATCAAAGAAGGTTGCATTCTCATGAAAGGTAAAATCTTCACCTAATCCACATAATACACTACCAAATGGAGTTATGGGATAAAATGTTGTATGTTCGTTACTATTAAGTAAAGAAAAATCTTTAACACTAATATCATTACAAACGTCAGCTGGAATATTGTGGTTACAATCGTAAGTTGCAACTTGTTCGTATTTTTTTATGAAGTGTTCTATACTTTTTCCTTGTTGGAAATCGTTTAAGATATAGGAATCTAAGAAATTGTAATTTAAACCATTAGGGATTATCCCACTTGGTCCAAAATAATCAAAAACCCTATTTAGTTTATCACTTTCAAGTTTAAACATAATATAGTTCTGGATATTCAACTATAATATGTACTCCCCCTTCTGATAATGCTTGTTCGTATGCAGGTACAATCTTTTCTACTTTATCTAATTTATGAATAGTACAATTTGTAACCATCTGTTCAAATGCATCGGTATAATCAGCCTTGTGTTGATGACCAGGGTCTAATGGTTTATCAGAACCTTTACCAACTCGTACAATTACGTTTGGTCTCCATTCACCATCAGACATTGCCTCTAATTTATCTAAATGATTTATTAATTGATTACATGCTAGAATTAAGAAATCCCATCTTGGATAAAATGTAACAACTTGATGACCTGTCATAGCCAATCCCATAGTCATTCCCATTTGGGTTTCTTCCATTACTGGTGTTTCTATCATTCTTTCTTTTGGTAAACCTTCAATTGTTTTACTCATTGGGTTACCATAGTAAACTATTTGTTGTCCGATGAATATTGTTTTATCATCTTCCATTGTAAGTTTCATAGCTTCTGTTAAAGCATCTAAATAAGGTGTAAATTCTGGATTTGCCATTATGGTTTTGAATTAGGGTCAAATTGGTGTTTGTTTTCTTTATACCATTTAAGTGCATCTCTCAATCCACTTTCTAAATCGTACTTAGGTTTCCATCCAAGTTTGAGTAGTTTCTCATTTGATAATAATCTCTTTGGAATCATAGGGGCTTTGTTGTTTACAAACTCAATAGGATTGTCGTTCCCCTCTATTTCTTTGATAAGTTCTAACACTTCCATCACAGTATATCCTTTTCCATAGCATACGTTGTAAATATCGTATTCATCTACATTTTCTGCTACTGTCATGAAACCATTTACCATATCATCAACATGAATGATATCTCGAACCTCAGTTCCATCTCCCCATAGTGGGATTGGATTTAAGTTATCTGCAACTTTTCTAATATTTGCAGGTGTTACATGACATTTCTCAAAATCGTATTTATCATTCGGTCCAAATGAGTTAGATGGTCTGATAATTACACATTGCATAGGGTCATGTATTTGATTTGAGAAAAACTCACATAGTGTTTCCCCATATCTCTTCATCCAACCTACTGCCTTGTAGACTGGGTATATGTTAGGTGTTTGTACTTCCATATCTTCTGTACAATATTCATCACCCACATCTGGATAAGTAGTATTTGATGATATAAACATAAACTTACGAACTTTGTTTCTCCAACTTTGTTCCATAAGATTTGTATTCATCTCTACATTAGGAGTTACATGGAGAAGCGGGTTCACTTTAGTATCCAAAGCATTGGACGTGTTCGCGGCACAATGGAAAACGACATCCACATCTTTTGAGATTAACTCACAAAAAGATGCATCTCTTAAATCTCCATTAGTGTGCTCAACATTCTCGTAACCATCAAAATCTTTGCGTAACTCCCTCGACCAACTAGTTGACCTTAGGTTAGTATAACCACTTTCATATAACATCTTGATTAATCTTGAGCCGATGAACCCACTTGCACCAGTAACTAATATCTTATCTGTTTTTTTCATAATATTTGTATGTATTTTTTATTCCTTCTTCAAATCCTAGTTTTGGTAATAGACCAAATTCTTCTTGTACCTTAGTACTCATCTTTCTTCTCATATCACCATTGGGTTTTGAAGTATCCCAATTAATTTTTATTTTTTTGTCACTAACTTTAGCAACTGTTTCAATCATTCTTTTGATTGATATCTCTTCACCACTACCTAAGTTAGTAGTAATGTGTAATTCTTTCTCTAAACACTTTATACACCCATCAGCAACATCTCCAGCGTATATAAAATCTCTTGTTGGTGTTCCATCTCCCCATGCCTCAATTTCTCCATCAGAATCGTACACTTTTCTACAAGTTGCTCCGATTACAGTTGCACCTTCACCAAAGTTATCGTATTCTCCAAAAATATTTGCAGGTCTTACAATTGTCCATCTATCATATCCATGTTGTACTTTGTGTGCTTCTAAATATAACTCTGGTATTCTTTTACTCCAAGATGGAAACCAATCATTTGGTGATGGAAGTGTTTTCCAAACAGTATCTTCTACAAATACTTCTGCTGGTTCATAAACTCCAACCGAACTCATAAATACTAACCAACAATTATGTTTATGTGAGTTTTCAATTACGTTTGTGTTTACTTTAATCGATGGTTCTAAAAAATCTAAGGGTGATTCCTTTGCTCTGATTGGAGAACCTTTGATACCAAACGCATTTATAACTCCATCAAACTTAAATTCGTTGAACAATATGTTTACATCATCTGCATCTCTTAAATCCATATCATCAAATGTAAAATTTTCAGATATTTCTGGTAATGCAGTTGAATGTTTAATATCTACACCAACTACCTTGTGTCCTTTTTCTAATAGTTTGTGAACTAAGTGAGTTCCAACTAATCCGCTACAACCTGTTACTAAAATACTACCCATTTTCCTGTCCCATAGTGGGGATATTTTGATTCATACTTATAATAGATTACATCTTCTGGTATTTCTCTTTGAATACCACCCCATGTATCTAATGTTGGGGTATTTGTACTTACACCATTATCTTCCACCACAAAGTGAAGTGGTAAATCATAGTTTCTAGCATATTTGTGAACTTCATAGAAGATACCACTTTCAAATGCCATATCCCCTAAGAAAACCCAAACTTTATCTTTACTTCCTTGTTGTTTTAATCCTCTAGCAACTCCGAGTGCTATTGGTAAAGTACCAGTTACAATTGCTGATGAATAAAATTTACATTCTTTGTTTACAATAGTTATAGATTTTCCATCTAATATATCTTTTTTTAATACTTCAGGTTCTACACCATGTAATAGTGCATGATAATGAGACCTCCAAGTTGAAAATACCCAATCCTCAACTGCTATTTTATTAAATATTTTTATTAATTGTTCTTCATTACCATTTGATAAGTGAACTGGTCCTCTGATTTCTCCATTTGACCAATGTGTTATTATGTCATCTTCGAAATCAATTAGTTCTTGAACTGATAAGTTACTAGCAGTCCATCTATCTTCATGATAATCTAAATTAAGAATCTTTTCCATTTGCATCTCTTTTAGAAATTATCGGATTAGTACAAGGCCATTCTATATTGAACTTCTTACTATTCCATTTTATTGTTTGTTGTTTATCTACATCGTTAAACTCACCTTTGTAAGCTAATTTGTAATAGAATATAGAATTTTTTTCCATTACATAATGTCCATTAGCAAATCCAGGTGGTATAAGTACTTGTGATTGTGTTGAGGGTGAAAGTATATAGGTTTCCCAACTTCCATATTGTGGATTTCTAGTTGTATTACCACCTCTTACATCTAAAACTACTAAATAAATTTTACCAGTCAAACATGATACAAGTTTCCATGTTTTATCATCATAGTGTAACCCTCTAAGTACTCCCTCTTCTGATTTTGAATATCTATCGTGTTTAAAGTTTACTCCATCTTGTCTTTCTTCAACTGGTATCAATCTATCATAGTAATCAGAATGATATGTTGTAGATATTTCACCTCTTTGTTCATGATAAACAGATGGTTGTACAATCTTAACCCCACCAGTTAAAACTTTTGATGAGTATATGTGGAAATCATTCCAACTTCTTTCTTTATAATATACACTACGTCCTATTGCCATAACCTAAAGGGAATCCATTTCTATATTTTGAACTTAAATCTGAAATTAGAATGGTATAAGTTTTAATTAATTCTTCAATACCATCATCTAATGAGTATCTTGGTTGCCAACCTAGATTTTCAATTTTTTTATTTGATACGATATAATCTCGTTTATCTGGGTCCTCATAATAATCTGAATATGTGATTGCGAAATCTGGTACATATTCTTTTATCTTCTCTACCAATTGTTGTTTTGATAAATTTGCATCTGATAATCCTACATTAAAAGCATTTCCACCCATTTTATCATAGTTAGTTAAACTAAAGTAAAATGCATGTGCAACATCTCTAATGTGAATATAATTTCTAACAAAATTCTTTTCAAATATTGTTATGTATTTATCAGTTAATGCTTTGTAAACAAACTCGTTTACTAACAAATCCATTCTCATTCTTGGTGATGAACCAAAGACGGTGGCTAATCTCAATGATATACCACCGGCTTTTAATACCTCTTTCTCGGCATTTACTTTGGTTACCCCATAGTGTGAAATGGGATTAAGTGGACTCTCCTCAGTACACTCACCATTCTCTCCTATTCCATATCCACTATTTGTATTTGGATAAATTATTCTTTGACCTTCTTTTAAATTATCACATATAAATTTTACATGAGTAAAGTTTATTGCTGTTGCAAGGTCTTTATCTCTTTCACATGCAGGAAATCCAACGATTGCTGCAAGTGGAATAATTACATCGGCATCCTCTATATAAGGAAGTAATTGTTCATGATTTCTAACATCTCCATGAACAAATTCAAAATTCTTTCTATGTACTTGATTTATAACTGATGTTTGATTGTACATCAGATTATCATATATTGTAAGTTTTTCAATTCCACCAAAATGATATTGTTTACCATATTGGTAAAGATATTCGGTAAGTACAGACCCTAAATAACCAGCTCCACCTGTAATTAATACTTTTATATAACTTTTGTTTTTAAACATTCTTTTAAATTTTGGTACTTTAAATTTTTGTAGTTTAGTTTTACTAACAGTTCCCTATTATATATACATATATTTTTTATTTTCTGAATTTTTTCATCAAGCTGTTCCAATGTTAAATCAGTAAGTTTTTTTACTTCTGATATAATCATTTCAATTCTGTTTTCTAAATTTAATTCAGAATCATATGATTCATCCCAAATAGAACTGAACGTTTTAAATCCTAATTCTTGTAATTTTTTTAATGTGTTTGGATTTCCTACTACAAAAAATGGATGTAAATTCATAATTGGTTTTAGTGTCTTTTCTGTTATGAATATTGAAGTATCATCTGCATTTGTTTCACCAACAATAGTAAACAATGATTCTATATATGGTGTATTAACAGATAGATAGTTGTGAAATGCAGAAACTCTTTCGGCATCATCTTCATCAATGTAAAATGGGTAATTTTGTTGTACAGATTTATAAACATCAGATTCGAATATTTGATTATCAAAATCATCTGATTGAAACAATGATACTAATCCTTTATCTATAATACCTTCTTGAATCATTCTACCAACAAAATATGGTCTATGCAATCTAGTGGTATTTCTATTCATCATATTGAAATGTTTTTTTACATCTCTATCTTCCCAATTATGTCTAATATCGTAATTGTAGTTATCTCTTTTTCTATCACTTTGTATTGCACCATCATTTTTTAAACATGAAGTTACATGAGAACCTGCAAGAGTAATATAATGTTCATTATTGAAAAACACGAACCTACCATCTTTTGGTATATTGTATTTTTCTAATTCATTTAAAGTTGAAATAATAATTTTTCCATTACCATGAATGTTATTATCATCTAACCACTTGGTTAGTTTAGAATAAACATTTTGACTTATTAAATAATCACCTTCTCTTGAATCTACAAAAAATAATCTAACATTATCGTGTCTTTTTATCAACTCCATTAGATTGTTAGAAAACATATCTGATATTTCAAAGGTAGTATCCTCTATAAATTTGAGAAATGGGTTTTCATGCCAAACCGATTCAATTGGAATTAAGAAAAAACTATTTGATTCCCATTGTCCCCAATCAAGTATATCACCAGTTAGAATTCCTTCAACATTATATGGAGGGTCCATAAGTTGTGGAACATATTGTCCATTTACCCATACAGTTTCTTGAGTATCACGATTTCTTCGTATGGTTGAGCAGGGTTGTAGTTCCAAAGATTCTCGTTGTAGTAACTCAAATACTTCTGGTAATTGATTTTTCTTGTAACCGAATGATAAAAATCCAGCAGGAGTTTTATAATCGAACAAAAACTTTATATCATTTAACTCTCTAGCCATGCTTCATCATATACAATTAAGTGATTTCCATTATCACTATTATCAAACACTTTATATGGTGTTTTTATTTTTAAATCTGAAAATAATACTGTTTTATCGTTTTGTAATTTTTTAAGTTCTGATATGGATGTAATATTTCCATACATCTTTTTGATATCTAAGTTACTTAAGTATTCAGCATGTACACTAACGTAACTAATACTACCTCTAAAGTATTGTCTATGTTCAGGTGCACAACTATTAAATGCATTTGCTGCTCCAACCCACAACCAAGAGTTTGAATAATCGATTGGTGATGCAGCAGGATATTCTAATTCTTCATAGTGATTATAGTTACCAATAACAATTTTCTTTTTTCTTAAATCATGTCTGAACGATATGAAGTATTCTTTATCTTCATCTTCATGTGTTACTGGTAATTGTTTTTCTACACAACTCACGAATCCTTTTCTATCTTGCACCCATAGAGTTGCTCTAAAGTATCTTTTTCCTCCACTTACAAAACAAGATAATCCCATATGTTGACCATTTTTCATTAGGAGTCCTCCTTCTGCAGAATTCTCTCCTTCTTTCATATTTTTCCAATCTGGTTTACAACCTATACAAAAAGTAAAGTTGTTTTCAGTAACATATTTTGGTATTATTTCCGAAAGACCGTATTTACTTTCTGGTACAACGAAATAACAACTATCTCCTTTAAATTCTATCATAACTTAATTTCTAAACATTCGTGGTAAAAATCTGCAAACTCTGGAAACGTTTTACAAAAATCTGTTCCTCTTCTTTCATCGTGTGCTCTAAAATAATGTCCAAAGTTTCTTCTCTGAGTTTTTAATCTCTTTTCATCGACTGGTGCCTTCATCCAATCATATGTTCTTTTAATCTTTTGAATTTCAATATCAGAATATCCAATGTAACTATAATCAAATACAGGTACTCCCAAGAAATCTGCCTGTTTTGCTTGTTGATAAACTGCCTTTTCCCATCCTTTTGGTAAAACTTGAACTGTTTGATGTGTAGGATATCTTAAATATGATGTATCTAAGAATGCAGCTGATTTCCAATATCTATCTGAAGTTCCATATTCTCTTTTTAAATCATAAACCCCATCTATTAACTTATCATAGGTTGGTACTGATAATGCATTATAAGTAACCATAAATGTAAGATTAATTCTTGGACATTTAGTAAGAAGTTTATTTACATTATCCCAAAACTTATTAAATACCAATCCATTTCTTGCATATTCTGCTTGTTCTCCCCACCCATCAACTGAAGTAAAGATAATAAACTCATCAACTCTATCCTCATCACATATTCTCTGAATTTTTTCTATGAATCTATCAACTAATTTATCAGGTATACCTAAATTTGAGTTAATTGCTAGTTTAAGGTTTCTATTTGGGTTTGGTTCGTTAATAATATAATCTAATACCTCCCATGTATCTTTACTCATTAAAGGTTCACCACCAGTAATTCTAAAGGTATGTAAATCTCTATATAATTCTGGCCACCATTTCCAAAAAGCTTCTACATAAGGATTTTCTTGTGATTGTGGAATTGGCATTTTGTTTTCTTGTCTTGCCCACTCTAATGAATTAAAATTATCTGTTGTTGGATATGGTCCAAACTTTTCAATTTCTTGCATGTGTTGTGTTGAAAACGCAGGGCCACAATACGAACATTTAAAGTTACAAGCATTTGAGAATGCAACCTCAACATATTTTGGATTGTAATCTGCTCTCCAATCTAAAGCTTGAATTTCATCAGCAAATGGCCAACTCCATGATTCACCAGATTTAAAAGTTCTATCTGAAAATCTATCAGAGTTATCCTCTACTCCCCAACAGTAATCACATTCTTCAGGTCTTTCACCTTCTAACATTTCTTTTCTACGAAGTTTTTTATACCTTGTATTATGAAGTGCAGATGGATTTCTTTTTATTTCTTTTGTAGAAATAGGATGTGTTTTCGGGTGGTGACAAGAATGAGTATGTCCTAACTGTAAATGAAGTGTAACTTGTGTCCATTTTGCTAAACACATTCCACAACCAGTTGAATTTAATTTATCTCGTACACCAAGATAAAAAGGATTATCTCCACCGATTGTTCCTTTAACCTCTTTTTCTTGTTCTAATTTTGTTTCGTTATTTTCTGCCATCTAATTTAACATTTATAAGTTTTGCGTTGTACTTTGCATTAATATGTTTAACTTCTAGTAATTCATATTCTAGTTGTTTAATACCATCTGATTTATAATCCCATGTACCTTGTTGCATTTGTAAAACATATCTTCTTTCGTTTCTTGCAGTTGTTTCACCCTTTGCCCATATTTGATTTCCATTTTCATCTTTTGTCAATCCTTCATCTTTATGAGGTAAACATTTTAATCTACCAGGTGTTCTATGAGGTATAATTGTGTAAGGTATTTTTATTACACCTCTGTTTTTTTGACAATTAACAATTCTTCCATGATTATCATTACCACTCAAATCTTTTGCAGTACCAGAATTAAAATCATAGAATAGTTTTAAACCATCTCTTATTGGTCTTTTATATATATTTTGAATTTCACTTTCTTCTAATTTTCTATCCCACATCATTACTTTAGCAATATCACCTTTGAAGAATTTATTTACATCGTTTTCTTTAGCAGAAGTTGTTGTTCCAATAAAATAAGGTGCAGAACCATATCTTTTTAATTTACCTTCAAATGATTGTGGTGAATGAGTACCATGGCCATGTCTTGCATCTGATTCTTTACCATTTAAGTAAAAATGTATTTTATTATTAACTGTATCTACTGATAGTGTTACCCAACTCCATTGGTTTTCATATCGTTTCATCCATTGATAATAATTTTCAACTTTATGATTCCACAATATACCTGTGTATGCTCTTGAGTTGTTATAACTTAATCCCCAATCGTAACCAGGTCTACGAAGTATTGGATATTCACAAAATCTTCTATCTTCATCACCAACTAACCAAATAGGAACTTTTTCTTCTTGTTGATTTGCTCTAACTAATACTGAAACTGTATGTGATTTGGATGTTAAGTTTCGTAAAGTAGGAGTTGTTTCAATATCTATGAAAGAATTTTTTCCATTAAAGTGAAAATAATTTTGTTCTGCAGAAGTATATTTCATATAAGAATCATTTGCATATCCTTCAAGAACACATCTCCAAAATAAATCATCATCTTCCATACCCCAATCCCAATAATCATTTGAGTATCCATTTGTTGCCTCTACTTGTTCTTTTGAAAATAAAACTGCTCCACCAAAGTATTCTTGATATTTTAATTTGTAATCCATTTGAGATATACTTGTTGCAATATGTATAGGATGTTCTTTTGGAAAAGAATAATCACATCCTTCTTCTGGTATCATATCGATATCATGCCAAACAATATAATCACAACCATCTTCAAATGCGTGTTTTGCTGCAACATTTTTCATAGCACCTCTATTGAATAAATGTTCATCACATTGATGTCCTAAGTAAATTCCATACTCAATACCTTGTGATTCTAAATACTCTCCAATCGTTGGTATAAACTCTTTTAAGTGAGCTTCTCTGTTTCTATATGGTACACATACACCTAGTTTCATATCGTATCTGCAATTAGTTTTTTAAACTTGGTTGTACTCCACCCATGGTCTCTGTTTAGATAGTGGACTGGAATATCTAATTCAAAACCAGTGTAGGTTCTACCTCGATAATCATCTCCTAAAAATCTGATATCTGGTGATAATCTTTTTAATAGTTCTACCAACTCCTTTTCATAAGTATAATATGCAATTCCATCTATATACTTTATTGAAGTTAGAACTTCTGTTCTTTCTTCTTTAGTAAGAATTGGTTTTAATTTTTCCGGCCTTTCAATTGATGGGTCTGTATGTAGAAGAATTATAAATTGTTGACAATATGATTTACATTCTTTAAACATTTTTATATAACCTGGATGTATAACATCGAAGTTACCTGCAATTACACCTGTTTTATACATACTCATCATAATACACAAGATAACATAACTCCACTATAATCTTCTCCTCCTATATCGGTGTTACTCATTAATTTATATTTTAACATATCCATACCATCTCTTCTCCAATTTGTTTTTCCTTTTAAAACTTTATTGTAAAATCTAACTTGATTTTTTCTAGTTTCGGTATAAATCCATTTGTTTTCATAAAATCCATTATCTGCATGAGGTAATAATAAAAATGTACCTTCTCTTCTCCATGGCACTGCAATTTCAGTAAAATCTTCTTCATGATAAATAGGTTTTCTATCACAATGATGAATTTTTCCATGTCTATTATTATCACTTAAATCAATAAGTTTGTGATATGTAGATGCCTTTGCATCATAAACAGCTTCTAAACAATGTGAAGTTGTATATCCATCAAAGTTTTCAAGTACACCAAGAGGTAGGTTTTTATAAATTGAATCTACTTGTCCTTCTTCTAAAGAATGATTCCAAATAGCAAGATAATCAATTCTACCCTTAAATGGTCTCCTATTATTGTGATTTGCTTGAGGAGTTTGTCCAAGATGTATAAATTTTTGTTTATTATACTGAAGTAATCTTCCATCGTATTCGGCTTCATCAATTAACTCACCATCTTGATAAAATTTTAAAAATTTATTATACTGGTCTACCACAACCATTAGAGTAGTTCTCTTAGGTTCTGTGATTACAGATTTTAAACTTATACATTCTTTCTTTGTTGTAAATGTTTCAAATTTGTATCTTTTAAATGAGTTATATGAAAACCCCATATCGTAACCAGCTACTGATAAAATAGAATATTCATCTATTGCTCGTTCATCATCACATTCTATTGCATCAGGTTCAAATGTTAATAATATTGTATAGTTATCGAATTGATATGGTTTTGGAATTTTTACATGAGAGTCAACTCCATTAAAAACTAATCCAGCTGAATTAGTTGTTTTGATTGGTATTTGTTTGGTGTTAAAATCCATATAGTTTTCTCTACAACGATACATCAAATCATCATCTTCATATCCCCATCCCCAATAATTATTTGAGTATCCATTTACTTTGTAGTAATCTAGGATAGGAAAAAGAGTTACACCTCCGAAATATTCATCGAATATAATTCTTTTTTCTCCATGATATGATGTAAAATGTGTTGCAAGGTGAGTTGGTCTATCAACTGATGAGTAATCAACGCGTAATGGTATCATATCCACATCATGTAGAGCAACATAGGTACAACCTCTTTCTTTTGCTTCTTTTACACCAATGTTAAGTAACTTTCCTCGATTAAATGGTTTATCATCTGCTTGTTCAACAACGATAATTTCAAAATCGATTTCTTGTTCTTTTAACTTTTTTGGTGTTTGTTTTAAAAACTTATCAAGATGTGTTGACCTATTTCTATATGGTACTATTACACCTAGTTTACTCCTCATCTATAAACTTCTCTTTCCACATTGAAAGATACCACTCGATTCTTGGCCCCCACTCATCTTTATCGATTTCTTCAAACCATAGAGTAAGTGCATCTAAAGAGTTAGCAATTTTTTCTAACGCCTTAATTTTTCTTTCTTCAAGTACTTTTTCTGTTTCGTTCTTTGCCATAATTTTAAACTTTAATTATTCCTTTTGTTAATCTATTCCAATATTGATAATCCCAATGTTCATTTTCGAATGGTACTTGTTTTACCAAACCAAACTTTGGTTCATCAATATTTATTTTCCAATCAGTATCTCTGATTGCCTCATACATCTTTTTGTATTCTTTCCAAAAAGTGTAATCTTCTTCTGTTTCTGAAACTTCTTTTAATCGTTCTAAAACAGTTGAATCCCATTTGAAGTGATGAACTTGTATAAATCCTTCACCTCTACCAGGTGGGTAACGAAGAGGATGTTTTGCACCCTCTTCACCCCACACATGATTCCCATCTACGATTGCATAATGTTGGCCATTTGTTACATGAATTTTCCCCTTCATTACACAACATTTATTGGGACAGGCCCCACTAAGTGGATACCTAAAAAAACCACTATATGGAAAACTTTCCCATATATTAGTTGTATTATCTATTTTTGGAAAAGTTCCATCTTCTCCAATTCTATCTAAAAAACCACCAGTTATAAACTCCCATCCATTTTCTTCACACTCTTCAATCATTTCTCTGAGAGGTTTGGGATATACATGAATCTCATCATCATCTGATACTACCCACCAACTTTCTGGTTTGGTCATTTTAACTTCATTATATAAATCAGTTACTTTCTGCCAATTAAATTTTGGTTCAGTAACAATTTTATATGGAGTTATTCCTAGTTTCTCAATCTCTTCTAATATACCATCATCTTCATGCTGTCTGTAAACAACTACATATACATCATCTACTATATCTTTGTAGTGATTTAGCATATGAGGTAACATCGTAATGTTATGACCAACAACAGTAACCAAATTTATCTTATCTTCCTCTTCTGTAAAAAAGTTAGACCCGTCGATGATGGATGGTTCGCCTTTGGTTTGTGATTGAAGAAATTGAAAACTTCCCATTCTTTATTTTTTTGTAATTCTTTTATAAGCATGTTAGGGCCAAAAGAATATGTTTGATGATATTTTTCATCTATATCATTTGGTATAATATGATTTACTTCATATGATTTATCTGTATCATGTATTGCAATCATACCCCCTTCGTTTAACCTTTTAGAGTATAAATTGAAATCTCGTTCAACATCTTCAAATGAATGTCCTGCATCGATATGTAAATAATCTATCTTTATATCTTCTTTAACAAAATAATTGTAATATGCAGTTTCAGTAGTTTCTAATATGATTCTACATGGAAAACTTTTTCTAAAGAATGAATCATTATCAATCCAATCTGGTTTTCCATTTACTCCATTGTTGGCATCAACTAAAATAGTTGTACCACAATCACCATATTCCATAGCCTTAGAACCATCAAATATATCTACATCGTGTAAATCAAGTCTTGCCTGAGAAATAATTCTTGGAATAAATCCACCACCACTTCCCAAACACACGCATGTTTTATACTTCATAAATTGGATTATCGAATACACTAGTAAACCATCTCCAAGATATTTATCTGTTGCACCATGTGTCCACCTATATTTAACAGGTGTAAGTTCGGTATATGATTTACCGTCCTTATCAAGTTTGTTTGATTGATTGTTGGTAAAAAAATCTTTTACCAAATTATAATTTATAAGACCCATGTAACAATGTTCGTATATAAATATATATTACGAATTAAAGAAAACGATAATTTTTTTTGTCCAAGTTTCTTTATTATCGAACTTTTTAAGATATTTTTTCAATTTCATAAATTCTTTTGTTCTTTGCATTGGAGTATCTCTTAGAATATTTCCATATGCATATCCAAAACTTTGTTTATCATTTGCTTTATATCGATAATCTACATCACCCCAATCAGTATGTATGATTGGTAATTTACCCCAATCTACTGCTTGAAATATATTATATCCAAAAGGTTCGTTAGTATGACAACAATGTGCAATTCCCCAATCTAAATTCATAAAGTTTTCATGAATGTTTATATCCCATTGATAAAATTTTATTTTTGAAAAATCATAATCTGTTGTTTCTGTTATATTTTTCCAATCATATTGATTTGATAATACCAATCCCTCAATACCATCTAAATAATGTACGTTTTTTCTTGATTCAATTCGTGATGTAAATGCAACTTTCTTACTATTAACATTTATTAGTTTATCTTGTTTGAATTCATAAAAGTTAGTTACTGTGTGTGTATTTGTTGGATAATCTTTAAATAATTGAGAATCGTTATTTCCTATCCAAATTCTTTTTTTACAATAATGAAGTAGTTCATAGAAATCATCTTCATTTACATTAGTATTGAATTGTTTTACTGAGTCTCCATATTTTAACATATCAGGTAAATATGCATGTACAAATATATTACCCCACTTATCTTTATGTTTCCAAAAGTGTTCTCTTTTGTGATAGTTTGCATGTAAGAAGTGAATTTCTTCACAATCTTCTAATAACTTTTCTGATTTAATCCAATCATCGTAATGAAAGTGGTAGTTTGTTAGTGACGTTTCAAATCCTTCGGGTCTCCTCCCATCTACAAATATAAAATAATCATCGGAAAGTTGTGGTAGTATTAAATTGATAAAATGATTTACCCAAATATCTGCACCACCTTGTATAATATTTCCAAAACCAGTTGTTACTAATAATTTCAATGTATTAATTTTTAGTGATATTTCTTATAAGGTCATTCCCATAATAAATTTTTAATGATTTTAAATAAATATTATGTTTTTCATTAGTCTCATTAAATTTGTTTACATACTGCATCATATATGAATCTATTTCATCTTGAATTTGTGGTTGCCACATTTCTGATTCATTAGTAATGAAGTGAGTTACTGTTTGGTTATTATTATTTGTAACTTCTACTTTTAATTCTGTCATTTTATTCTGGTTTAGTTGGCCATGTAATAGTAAATGGAGATGATTGATTTGTAATATCTCTTAATGCCTGTCTATATGTTCTCCATTCTTCTGTAATTGGGTAATCACTATTTCCCATATAATCACTCTGGTCTAACAGTCGTGTTCTTTTGGTTCTAACATCTTGCCAACCATGATTATAATGTATAGTAAGTTCATCAGAAGTTTTATCTCTAAGTGTATAGTTTATATAATAAGTTGAACCACTTTTTTCTACATCTGTTGAAGGGTCTGGTATTTGTTCTTCAGAATGTGAAGTAGGTAAAAGTTCAACTAATGGAAAATAACTATGTGATACTAAATATTCATCACCGACTTCATTAATTGAAGAGGTTAGGTTTAATCTTTGTTCAACTATTTGTGAATGAAGTGGCCACTCTACTGTTGAACCACTTTCATATACATATCCTTTATTAAATTCTATATTCATATTAACTCCAAGTATTATCGTATTCTGAGTAAACTATCCATTTGTGGCTTTCGGTAGGGTCTTGTGCACTAGAACTTCCCATATATACACATAGTAAAGCACCACCACCTTGTAGTGTGTGGTAATTATTACTACTACTAGCACCATGTAATAACCCTCTTACAAATACACTATCACCATCTGATTCGTTAAACAACCACAATTGATATCCTACTGGTATATAAATTGTTGATGCAGGATTATAAGTACCACCATCTAATTGATTTGGTAATTCATAATACCTATTCGTACTACTACTATGCTGTAACCATATATGCATATATCCTTGTGCAATATTGTATGCAAGGTTTTTGGGTGAACTAGATGAGCCAGGAGATTCACTGGTATCTGATTGCATAACAATACCCTTCATTATATTACTATTGTGATTATTAGCTAGTGGGTTATAAAAATCACCACCATACCAACTATATCCTAATGTGTTTCTACCAACTAAAAGATTCCTACCAGTATGAGAATATAAATTAGTTTCTGTATCACTATCACTACTTAACATGGTTTGACCACCTCTTACTTGAAATAAAGTAGATGAATAAGTACCAGGTGATACTCTAAACATTTTTACAAACTGGTCTGAGTTTGTTACTGCTTGAATTCCTCCACCTGATATTTCAACAAAGTTTGATGGTTGGTTCAATTGAAAAGTTTCATCAAGACCTGAATAAATAGCATTAGTCCCACCAGTATTATGAGTATAATAAGTATTTGTTGGTGTATAACTACTACCATTTAAATATGATTTTCTACCTGAACTATTTTTTATAAATCTTTTATATCTTACTCTATAAGTGGTATTATTTTCAAGAGTTACAGTAGTTGTGATTGGTGTGTTTACTGTATATAGACCTCTATGACCGGAAACTGAATAACCACTGTTGTATTGCCAATCATATATACCAGTACCAGTTGCTTGATAATAATTACTAATTGAATATCCACTTCTAGCATATGCATATCCAAGAAATATTTCTGCAACTTCTGAATTATCAGAAGTTTTTTCTATAACTAAATAAATGTAATCATATGATTGTTTATAAGTAACACCAGATTGATAAATTGTGCTAGGGCCCATGTTTGGTGTAAGATTACCAGATGGATTACCAGTACCTGATGATATAGTTTCACTTACAATCGCCACACTACTTCCATATCCCCATGTTGGTATTGTATCAAGACCTGATAACTGATAATCACCACCATTAGAACCACTAACAGTAAATTCACCATCATTAGTAGTATAGGTAGGTGTTCCACTTTGAAGTGAAGTTGAAGTAGTTGAGGATGTTGGACCACTTGGATTATTCAATGTACTACCTGGTTGGTTATTGTAATAACTAGCAATGTAAATATTTCCTAAACCTGGTGATGTTAAACTATCATCGGAATTAATCTGTGCTTTTAATTCCAAAGAAGAATTATACAATTGTATTTTTTTATCTGTTGGGTTTAAAACCATTCTACCTTCGGAATCTTTTAACGAACCACCCACATTTACATCATCAATTTTCCAACTACCTATTAAACCAGCAGATGCAGTTATTTCACCTTCTATTTTTGCTTCATCAGCTGTAACAATCCCATCTGCATCTACTTGGAATTTTGGATTAGTTGCACTAGGCACGAACATTGTACCTCCAACCACAGTACCACCAGATAGAGTTCCAGTGAATGTACCATCTCCTGAGATTGTTAAATTACTACCATTCCATTGTAATGCCCCATCTTCTCCACCTAAATAAAATGCTCCACTAGATGATAGGAATGCATCCCAATTACCTGATGCATAATATCCTATATTATTTGCACCGAAATATAATCCAGCTCCACTTGGAGTTGGTGAGAAATCAATAAGACCGGTAGAAGTATTCGGTATTAAACCAGCGTTAGTGTTAGCGGTTGATAAAGCAGTTGCTGCGTTTTGAAGTGCAGTTCCCGCGGATGAACTGGCGTTAGTTGCTAAACTATTTGCAGTATTTGCGGTTGATTGAGCATTTGATGCCGAAGTTGCAGCATTTCCTGCTGCCGTACTAGCAAAGTTTTGAGCGTTTGATTGAGCGGTTGATGCTGCATTTG